GTTCAGCCTTGGTTCAGGTTGTCCTTGCGGGCCTGCTCTACGGATGCAGCGACCGGCTTGTCACGTCGTGCACCTCGGGCATTTCCGGTTGTCCGCTTGCCACCGCGGGCCGTTGAATGGCTCGCAGTTTCAAGCGGAGGGCCAGCACAATCCCGCTCAAATCACGCGGGGGTGATGCGCTGCGCGGCGGCCTGCACGCGTTTGCTGATCGCGGTGTGCTCGGGGTGCTTCGTGTCGCGGTAGGCGGGGTGAGCCATCAGCTGCTCCATGGTCTCCGGGCCGCCTTGACCGCCGTCCGGGTTCTGGGCGGCGCGGTCCTCGCGCATCTCCTGACCCATGGCCGCAGCGAAGCGAACGAAGTCCGGGTCGCGTCCGAACTTGGCGTGCAGGGTCTGCTGCAGATCGGCCGGCGCGTTCGAGATAGCGCGCGCGGCGTTGTTCACCTGCGCTTCAAAGACGGCCGGCGACTGCCACACCTTGGACAGTTCGACCCGTGCTTCGGCAGCGGAGAGCTTGGCCGTAGCGTCGAGCATCTGGGGCACCACCTTGCAGTACTCCGACATGACCATTTCGTACTGCGCCTGTGACATGCCAGCCTTGTGGGCGCTCTCGCGAAAGCTGGCAGACAGTGCGTCATCGAACTTCAGGTCGCCGAGCTCAGCCGGAGGCGTGAAGGTGTAGTCGGTGGGCGCGGCCGGCGGCATCGCGCCGCGGGTCTTCTCCAGGTTCTTGTACGAGTCGCTCAGCTTCTGGCTCGACGCGGCCAAGTCCAGCTTGCCGTCGGCGCCGTTGACGCGGAACTTGTCCGGCAGCCAACCCATCTCGGTGACCGGCGCATTCGGGTCGACCGCAGGTGCGGCACTTGGCGCAGGCAACAGGGATTCGTTCGCCGCCGGAGGGGCTGCAGCGGGATCGGCCGCAGGTGCTGGCGCGGCAGCCGGGGCGGCAGCGGTCGAGGTCACCACCTCGAGGCCCTCCATCAGGCGGAAGCGTTTACTGAGCATCATCGTTCTGTCCTTCAATGGTTGGGTCGTCATGGACACCGTGCGCCGCGTTGATGCGGCGCAGGATGTACTCGAGGACTTCGCGCTGGTGGGTCTGAACGAAGGTCCGCAGCATTCCCTCCTGCGTGAAGTCTCTCGGGTTTGGTGCGCGGACGAAGCGGGCCTGCAGGTCCAGCAGGATGGCTTCGCCTCGCTTGTCGTCTTCGAAGATCGCGCGGTACAGGCCGTTCAGGTGCGCGCGGGCCGCGTCGTCATCGGGCTGGTTCATGGTCTCTCTTCCCACCGGGCCTTGAGCAATCCTGTCAGCGCGGCACCTGCGGTCATCCGGAAGTAGTACGTCCCGGCGCCGATGCCCCGCTCGTCCGACGAACCCGCGCCCACGCTGGCCGCGAAGTTCGCGTTGTCAGCTGTCTTGTTGAGCAGGATGTCGATCACCGTTCCGCCCGTGAGAGTGCCGCCGGTCGAGAGAGCGACCTGCGGGGTGTAAACGGGAGCCGGTCGCTCGGTCATCGTGTTGCGCGGCAGGATGGGCAATGGCGTGGCAAACGATCCGCCCTCCGTGCCGCCGACCACCGTCTCCACGGTGACGTCCCCCGACGTCAGCACCACCTCGAGGCCGAACAGGATGATGTTGATGGGCACCACGGCCTTGATCACCTGCACGCCCGCGGCAGCAACCGTCAGCGCGTGAAAGGTGCGGAACTCGCGGCCCGCGAAAAACCCGGTCTGCCCGCTGTCGACGCGTAGCCTACGGTTCGGGCCGTCACCGTCCGTCCAGAACCCCCCGGCCGCAATTTCGTAGCCGTTCGCTCCCAGCGTCGTCCTCATGCCGCGGCCCCCACGCGCTGGGCCATCGCTTCCTGCTGGGCCATCTGGCCCTGCTGTTGCATGGCCTGCTCTTGCTGGGCCTGGGCGGCCTTGTTCTTCGCGTCGCGCACCAGTTGGGTTGACTTGGCATCGCGGATAAGCTTGTTGGGCACGCCGAGTAGCGGGCCACGCATCCGGGCCGCTTCTTCCAGGTCGTACACGTCCATCACGGACGGATCAGCCTGAGCTTCAAGGAAGAGCGTCTGTTCGTACCGATCCATGGCATCCACGTCGCCCAGCTTCTGCGCCCGGGCCAGAGGGGACAGGTAGCGGATGTTGAAGTTGCGGTTCGACAAGGACTCGGGAGGCTTGCCCACCAGCGTGAAACCGCCGGCGATGTTGGCGCGCCACATGATCCCGAAGGCGCGTTCGATCAGCGCCTGCAGGAACTCGGACTGGAAGCGACCGAACATCGGGCCGAGCATCGCGCGCAGGGCCTGCACGCGCACCGACCACTCGTAGGCGGTTTTCACCGGACCGTCAGCCGGCGGCAGCTGGTCGGCCAGCAGGATCTTGCGGATGCTCGAGCGCAAGTCATTGACGGTCAACATGCCGGCGTTGACGTCCGAACGCGTGACCAGCGGCTTCATGCTGTCCACGCTGTTGGCGACGATGATCTTGCGCGGCCCGAGCTTGATGTTGCGCACGTTCAGCACGCCGTCGTCCTCGGCGATCATCGGCGGCGCGATGGCCGTCTCGGCACCCATGAGGGTCCATTTCTTGGCCTCGTTCAGGGTCATGACATCGGGCAGCGCATCCGACATCGGGCCGGTCGCGTAGGCCGAGCCAGGCAGGCGCATCCAGCGCGGCACCATGCATGGGAACTCGTGGTAGCCCGACTCGCGCAGCAGCTTGCCGCTGGCTTCCTCGACATGGCAGGAGGAGAACGGCATGTTGCGTGCCGACTTCCCATTCACGTCGTACAGGGCGCGGGGCTCGATGGCGTGCAGGACGCAGATCGGTTCATCAAGGGTTCCTGCGTCGAACTTGGTTCGGACGGCGTCGCTGACGTTCTCCCGACCGTAGATCGACACCAGCTGACTGACCGAGTACTTGAACTTGCGGTACACCGTGTCCACCAAGCCCCCGCTGCGCGAGCTGGCGATGCAGCACTCGCCCACCGGCCAGGCCTCGAAGTAGTACCCGCCGCCCTCCTTCTCGTCGAGGTACAGCACGAACCAACCGGCCACGAACTCGTCGATCATGCCGTCGCAGGCCTCAGCGTCGAAGTTCGATGCGTGGATGTTCTCCCACATGAACTGGGCCGCGCCATCCAGCCACCGGCGCTCCTCGTCCGACTCGTCGCCCACGTCCAGGCCGAACCACAGCGCGTTCGCCGGCACCATGGCACCCATGAGGGTGGCCACGCCCGTCTTCACGCTGTCGGGCGCAGTGCTGTCGTAGATGCGTGCCTTCTGCTGCTGGGCATCGTTAGCAGTGACGATCTCGGTCTGCAGGCCGGAGCCCCGCGTTGGGTACGTCATGCGGTAGCAGTCGGCCCACACCTGCAGATGCAGCTGCTTCGCTGCCATCAGCTGAGAGAGGCGCTTCTTGATGCGCTCGGCTTGGGACTCGATGGCCATCAGACGCCCAGGGTTGACCGGCCAGCGCCGGCAGCAGCCGCACCGCCGCCGGTGATCAGGCTGTTCTCGCGCTGGGCGCGGCGCTGGAAGGCGATGCGGGCATTGGCCTGCGTGGCTGCGGCTGCTGCGGCTGCATCCCGCTCATTCGATGGATCGATGGCAGCAGGCCGGGCCTTCTTCAGACCAACCGACTCCAGCCCCTCTTTCGTGAGCTTCAGGTCGTCGTCACTCGCAGGACCGACGATCACGTCCTTGAGGTTGCGTGGCGCGCGGTCTGCGATGAAAGATCCGACCTGTCCCATGGCGCCCCCCTCAAAGCAGCGACTTAGGGATGCCGGCGGGCTGGGGGTACGCGGCCGGCACGACGTAGCCCTGCTTCGTTAGCTCTTCCTTGCGGATCGAGAAGGCATCCACTTCGGACTGGTCGGGAAGCTCCACCTGGCGCAGGACATTCGACTCGGCGCGTGCGCGGGTGGCGAGGGCTGCGGCAACACCGCGTGCGATGCCGGCCTCGATCAGCGCCTGGATGTCTGGGGCGGTCAGCGCGGCAGGGGTCGCGGGCGCCACCACGTCGTCGCTGTCGACCTGCGTGTCACCGGCCAGAAGCTGGGCCTCGAGGGCATCGTTCTCGGCCTGCAGATCGGCCAGCGTCGCCTTGGGCTCGTCACCCTCCGCGGCAGGTGCGCCCGGCGTGCGGACGGCGGTGACTCGGGAGGCGGTGGGCTTCGACATGCGGGGCTCCATGGGGCTAATGACGCGCGAGTGTCAAACCGCCCCGCCCCACGATCCCGGCCAAATCAGCGGCGGCAGATGCTCGGGCGCTCCCGTGGCACATCGCTCAGCGGCTTGTCCATCTCGTCGCACCAGAAATCGAGCAGCAGGCATCCGATGTCGTGGCGAGGCTCTGCGCCCGGTGAGTTCTTGATGTGGTGGATCCAGCCATGGGACATGGCGAGCATCGTGGCGAGGTCACGGGTGGTGAACCCGCGTCGCTCGAGATTGACGATCACGCGGAACCAGTCGACGCGCGGAGGCCGCGCCAGCGGTTTGACGCGCGGGGTCGTTGGCCGGATTGCCTCGATGGTCATGTCGTTCATGGGTGTACTGCGCAGATTCGAAAGGTGATGCCGCCGAGCACGAAGGTCTGCCCAGCGCGGATGAGGATCGGCAGGGCGTGGCTGCCCTCCAGCACCAGGGTGGTAACGGCCCAGTTGCCTCGGCCTTTGGGGCGGAGGAGAAGGGTCAAGCCTTCTCCCGGCTCGAGGCGTCGATCGCATGCGCGTCCTTCACCTCCTCGTGCGTCAGTTTGAACTGCTCGAGCAGCCGGCGGTACTCGCTGTCGAGGCGCCCCAGCTCCTGCGACCGCCGGAACTGCGGAGAGCGCGACACGGCCCGGGCGCAGCACCCGCGGCAGTCGGCGCTGAAGAGGCCGGAGACGCGCTTCGCGGCGGCGGTGCAGGAGGGGCAGGGCATCAGTCAGCCAGCGATTCGAGCCACAGTCGGTCTTTCAGCGCGTAGCCCATCAGGGGCCACAGCTGATTCACGAAGCGTGTCGCCTTGGGCTTCAACTTTGAACATGGACATGCTCTTCCTCTCGGGTGATGCCGCTCATGCGGCGTGTTGGTTTGGAGTGGCGCGAAATTCGATGTCGTTGTCCGCGCCGCATTCGATGTAATCGACAAAGCCGTCCTGGTAGCGGAGCGCAACGCAGATATGGGACTTGCTGTCAGGAGCGTCGGGGTCAACGATCACGATCCCGGTGATATCCGCCCACTGACCGCATTGGAAGTTGTTCCGGTCTTTTATGCGCGCCTGCGCTGAATGGACCTTCATGCTGCAGCTCCCATCAGGTCGGGCTGCACTTCGGCCAGCGGCGTGATGAGAGACCAGACCTCGACGCGCACACACGGCGTCGCGCTGTAGCGCTTGCGCTGGCGCCCGTCGACCACCTGCACGTCGTCGCGCCATAGCACGCCGTTGCAGCCGTCGTACACGGCCTTGATCACGTTGTCCGTGTCCGGCTTCGTGGTGGGGAAGATGCGGCCGGCGAGCGCCTCGGCCTGCTTCTTCTTCGACCACGAGGCGGGCACCTGGCAGTCGATGAAGAGGTTCACGGCGACAGCATCGGTGAATGGCTGGGCCTGTGCTGCAACCATAGCCACCTGCGCCGCGTGGGCGATCAGGCCCTCGTACGCCACGGTCTTCGCGGGGGTGAACATGCGGGCGTGGTCGCCGACCTTGCCGATGCGCGGGCGGCCCTTACCCTGCGGCTGGCCGGGGACGGTGAAGGTGATCATGCTGCACTCCCGATCACACGTGCCACGGCATGCCAGCAGGCGGCGACGGCCGTGATCGCACCGACGAGACCGAGGCCGATCCACAGCCCCGACACACCCTCGGCCGGGTCCGGCAAGTTGGGCTCCAGATCGCCCGGCTCGGTGCTGCGCGTGCCCCCATTGGCCAATTCGTCGCGGCAGTCGCAGGGTAGGCGCCCCTGCATGCACGTGCCGGTGCACCCGGCGAACATGTGGTCGTGGCTCATGGATTCGCTCCTGTTGCGGTGGCACCAAGCCACGCGATGTCGAGGGGGTGGCGGTTCGCCATCGCCTGGGCGATGACGCTGGCCGCTGGGATGCAAGAGACCGGCTCGTAGTCCTCCGGGTCGTGCTCGATCTCCGGTTCCGGCTTGGCGGCCTTCTCAGGCGCGGGCACAAACGTGGAGGCCCAAACGTTCGGTACGGTGCCCTTCCGTCCAGTCGACGCGGTACCGACCACTGCGGCCATCCCG